TTGTTGAGGTAATTGAGATGGATGCTGGAAACTGCTCCGCTTTTGTGGTGCAGGAAAAAGTCGGCAACGGTGTTACCTTTGTGTACTGCTGCGAGAGTCTCGGCTTCCCCAAGGAGATGGAGGGCGAGGTCGATTTCGTGCGACCAGTTAAGAGCCACCCCATCACGGAGGTATTCAGGTCGTCCATTATACTGCGCCAGAATGAAGTCAGCATGGAGGATGGTTCCTATTATCCCACTATCAATCCACTGTTTGGCTTGTTTAACGCTAGAATGATATCGAAGATTGTACCCTACGAGCTTTACATGTCCTGTATCGAAGTCTATTGGCCTATCAGCTATAGGCTTTTCGGCCAAAGTGGGTTTCTCGCAATCCTTAAGGTCCTGGTAATGATGGATAGTTGGGCTTGCTATTACGATAGCATCGCACGCCAGTACGGTTTCTCTTGGGCAGGGATGCCCACCATAGGAAGCCAGGACCGCCTGGCGCTCCTCAGAAGGGTCGAAGCCGAAAACCTCATGTTCTTTGAGCCAGAGGATGTTTTTGGCGTGACGAAGGCCGATACTGCCTAGCCCAAGAATACCTATTCGGGACATTCGGGCCACCCTCTCTCGATATCCTTACGCATCACCACGACAGAGGTAAACCCATAGGTTGCTTCATATAGCGGTGAATAGGATGGGCAAGATAGGAACATGTTGGCGTAGTCTTGCTTGTAGCTCCATATACCATCTTTGTGCTTGTAGCGTCTTTTGTAAGGCATATAGGAATCGAAGTCGTAGATAATCATTATACCCTTGTCCTTCAAAACCCTATCTCCCTCTGCTATCGCCTTAAACAGTTGGGTTCGACTGCACAAGTAGAGACAGAAGCCATAGATGACTACATCGAAGTAGTCTTGCTGGTATGGGATATCACTAGCTACTCGCTTGAGTGCGGTTATTCCATTCTCTCTAGCTTCTTTAACGGCTTGTGAGCTTGGGTCAAGTCCAAAAGGTTCTAGGTTATATCTCTTCTGGATTTCCTTGAGCCTCCAGCCATTAGCGCATCCTATTTCAAGACACCGTCCTTCAGGCGGTAGTCCGACTAGCTTTGATAGGGTAAGTAGAACTGGGTCTCCATTTTCAGCGACTAGCTTGTTTTTGTTTCTCTCTAACCAGGCGTCACCTTCGCCTGACATAAATTCGTTTTCCTGTTTCATCTCCACTTTCCATAGTAAGTTAGACCGATGGGGGCCCCATTCACTAAAAAGTGACCTTTGCGTTCTCCTTCGAAGAAGTAGTTACTCTTCTTCAACAGCTTGGTCATGGGTGTGTTAGTGGCCATGCAGCCAGCCTCCACCTTCCTGACCTTTTTTAGTAAATAGTCGGTAGCAGCTTTCCATGCCTCAACTCCGTATCCTTTACCGGCATATTCGTGGTGGATAAGGATGCCAAGCTCTGCCACTTCGTTGTATTCGTCTATGTGGGCGGCCATGGTGCCAATCCATTCTCCTCCGCTTACCTCCTGGATACCCCAGAAAGCAGAGCATTGGCGTATGTAATTGGCGCATGATGTTTTGTCATGCACAACATGTCTCTGTTCAGAATACATTGTATTCCGTGGATCGTTTAGCCAATCAACCTGGTCGTCCAGCGGATACTTTACTTGTTTTATGAACAGACGTTCTGTGAACATCTACTTCTTCTTCTTCATATCTTCTAGTAGATGATTGATAATGTCCATCTGTGCCATCAAGATAACAACGAAAGACTTGGCATTAACATCGAACTCTCCAAGTCTTACTCTTTCTTTGTACTCATCAAAGACACGTTGGCGGGTTTCTAGTAAGTCTTCTCTATCCATCTCTGTTCTTCTCCTTCATCATAAGCGTAGCTAGTCTCAGTGCCCATTTGGGTGGTGGTGTTTGACCATTAAGCCATCTATGGACAGTCTGACGTCTACGGCCTATGTTATTGGCAAATTTAGTTATATATCCTTCTCCGTATATGGTCGCTAAGGCCTCTCGGAGGAGTTGTGAAGAGAAACGTGTGTCCATGATGCTTATACTTAGCATCTGTCCTATTAGGTTACAATGAATATTCCTCTAGTAGACGCTATTGCCTATTTCGACAAGTTAGCTCTGGAAACGGATAGGCTGCCTTACGAACACAATCTTAGAGAGTTTGTTAATTACATGTGGCCAGTTATCGAGCCATCTCGCGGCTTTATGACTGGATGGGCTGTGGATGCCATCTGCGAGCATTTACAGGCAGTTACGGACGGACACATTAGAAGACTTCTAATCAACGTCCCGCCTGGGTTCACCAAATCCACGCTTGTAGGGGTGATGTGGCCCGCGTGGGAGTGGGGGCCAAGGAATATGCCTTCCAATCGCTACATCTGCGCCTCCTACTCTGAACACCTTAGCGTGCGCGATAACATGCGATGTAAGAACATCGTCATGTCGGATAGGTACCAGAAGATGTGGGGAGATAGGTTCGCTGTCGCTCCCGACCTCATGTCTAAGATAAAATTTGGCAACACTAAGACCGGATGGAAGCTGGCGACCTCAGTGGGAGGCGTAGGCGTTGGCGAGAGAGGTGACAGGTTCATCATTGACGATCCGCACAACACTATGGACATGGAATCTGAGGCGGCTCGGGAAAGCACTAAGATGTGGTTTACCGAAGTTGTCCCTGACCGCCTAAACAATCAACAAACGTCTGCCATCGTCATCATCATGCAGAGACTCCATGAGGAAGATGTTAGTGGCGTAGCTCTTACCCGCAACATGGGCTACACGCACCTTATGGTTCCCATGTACCACGATACTGGTCGCCATTGCGTTACCATGTGGGGACCAAATAATGAGTTTGTTTGGGAAGACCCCAGAGTTGAAGAGGATGAGCTTGCTTGGCCAGATAGGTTCACCCAACAGGTATGCAATGAGCTGGAACGAGATAAGGGACCCTATGCCTGGGCCTCCCAGTATCAGCAGAGCCCAGAGCCGCGCGGCGGTAGCATCATCAAGCGCGATTATTGGCAAATGTGGACGGACGCATTCTATCCGCGCTGCGAGTATATCTTAGCCTCCTTGGATACAGCCTACACCTCAAAGGAATCTAATGACCCATCCGCCTTGACCATATGGGGTGTATACCATGACGAGGAAGAGGTAGAGAGAGATGTTGGTGGCTTTAAATACAAGGTAACGGTTAAAAGCCCCCCCAAGCTGCTTCTGCTCTACTCTTGGAGTAAGAGGCTGGAATTTAATGATTTGGTCCAAAAGGTCATTCAAACTTGTACGAGAGACAATACCAAGGTCCAAGGGCCTCGTTTTAAGGTTGATAGGATTATCGTGGAAGCCAAGGCCAGCGGTATATCGGTCGCCCAGGAGCTTAGAAGGTTGTGCATGGATTCAAGTTTTGGTGTAGAGTTAATAAAGCTTAAGGGCTCCATGGATAAGGTAGCTAGACTACATTCTGTCCAGCACCTCTTTGCTGAAGGCATTATTTATGCCCCAGGCTATGCTGATACAGGTATGTGGAGGGATTTTGCCAAGGATGTAATAGATGAAGTTTCCATATTTCCACACGGCGCTCATGACGACCTTGTTGATTCTACTTCTATGGCTGTGCGTTATTTACGCGACAACGGCTTCATGATAAGAGAACAAGAGCAATACTCTGACGAGGAAGCTGAGATAGTTTATAAGGGGCGGGAGTCTCCGCTATACCCGGTATAAAATGGCTCAAAGTGCTAGGCTTCGTGTTCGTAATCTGGGTCTGCCAACCAGTCAGACCCAGGAAAATGTCATTAAACTCAACGATGTAGAGATTAATGTCACCAAGGATGGTGATGCCACAACCACCTACAATCCCGATGGCACAGTGCGGGTTGATTTCGGCAAGGATACGATAGCACCGGCAAACACTGGTTTCTACAAGAACTTAGCAGAGACCATTGACGAGGGTGAGCTTGACCGGATTGCCAATGAATTAATAGAGGATATTGACAGTGATATCAGGTCTCGAACCGAATGGATGGAGATTCGTAGGCGTGGAATCGAGCTACTTGGCTTTAAAATCGAAGACCCGAGAACGGATATTGGTACCTCCTCTGCTCCGCTGGAGGGCATGTCGAGCATTCGTCACCCTCTATTGGCCGAAGCTGTTCTCCGCTTTCAAGCTAATGCTCGGGGCGAGTTACTTCCTGCTACTGGCCCTGTTAAGGTCAGGAGTGATATGCCTATGCCGCCTGATGGGGCTCAGCCAGACCCCTACCAGAACGCAGAAGACCTCTCAGACGCGCTTGAAATAGACTTCAATCACTATCTCACGGTAACTTGCCCAGAATACTACCCAGATACAGACAGAATGCTGTTTTCGGTGGGATTTGGTGGTATTGGCTTCAAGAAGATTTACAACTGCCCGATTAGGCGCAGGCCGGTTTCTGAGAGTGTTGATGCCTCTGATCTAATTGTGTCGAATAGTGCCACAGACCTCAAGAATAGCGGTCGCATTACTCATCGCATCAAGATGCGCCCCTCCATCCTAAAAAGGATGCAATTGGTAGGCGCATATCGAGATGCTGACCTTCTTCTCTCCTCACAGCCATTAACTGTTACCCCAACCGAAAAAGCGATTGGAGAGGTTCAGGGTATCAAGCAGCAGAATACGATTGGCAGGGTAAACAATCAAGACCAGGAACTCTATGAGACCTATTGCGAGCTTGACATTGACGGTATGGAGCATAAGGAAGGGGGCAAGGTCAGCGGTTTGAGGCTGCCTTACAAAGTCACCATCCACGTCGCATCGAGACAAATCCTTGAGGTTAGGCGTAACTGGCTCAAGGGTGATAAGATGTACATGCCAAGGGAGTACTTCGTTGACTATCAATTCATCCCTGCTTTTGGGTTCTATCCTCTTGGTCTTGTTCATATATTGGGCAATACGACCAACACTTTGACCGCTGCTTGGAGGGAAATGATCGACAATGGGATGTTTAGCAACTTCCCTGGCTTTATTTATGCCAAGCAAGCTGGACGTCAACTCAGTAATCAGTTTCGAGTACCACCTGGTGGAGGCGTCGGGCTGGATACTGGCGGTGGTCGCCTCCAGGATGCCGTTATGCCGCTTCCTTACAAGGATGTTAGTGTGGCTTTTAGCTCATTCATCCAGCATGTGGAAGAATACGGACAGAAATTAGGTTCTACTGCCGAAACCAATATCGGAGAGGGGAAACAAGAGGTTCCGGTGGGGACTACGCTTGCCATGATTGAGCAAGCAACTAAGCTGATGGATGCTGTACATAAACGGCTCCATGCGGCTCAATCCAAGGAGTTCCAGCTTCTTAAGGATAGGTTTGCAGAGGACCCAGAGGCCTTCTGGAGATTTAATAAGTTCCCGGCGTTTCCATGGGAAAAGGAGCAGTTTGTCAATGCTCTCAATAATTATGCCGTGGTGCCGGTGGCCGACCCGAACAATCCGACCTCGTTGCATCGCCTTGCTAAGGCTTCTGCGATTAAGATGCTTCAGCAGGCCAGCCCGACTCTTTACGACCCGATGGCTGTGGACAAGAGGATTATGCGGATTGCAGGCGTTGACCCAGAAGGCCTATTCCTCAGCCAACCAGCGCCAACCCCGCCCGACCCGCGCCTTGAAGCCATCAACGCGAAGAGAGAGGCTCAGGGTCAGACAGCCCAGGATAAGGCCCAGGATAGGGCCTCCAGAGAGCGCATCGAGGCCATGAAAATTGAGTTGGAGCGCATGCAGCTTCAGCAAGAAGCCATCATCCATGCTTCCGATGCCCAGCGTGAAGATGTTGCCCAACAGCACAACCTTCTGTTAGAGCATCAGGCCGCCCAGCAAAAGTTGGCTTTGCAGGGTCAAATGCACCAGCAGAAGCTGGTTCAGCAGGACCAGCAGCACAAACAGAAGATGCAGCATGAGGTCATGAAGACTCAGTTTGACGCGGCCAACAAACAGATGGAGGTTCAGGCCAACGCTCAGGCGGCTCAGATGGACCTTCACAATAAAGCCGCAATGAGTGAGATACAGTTGGCGCAGCAGGCAACTGCCGGTCAGCAGGCTAACCAGCAGAAAATAGATTCGTCACAGCAGATGCAGGATAGTAAGCTGCAACAGCAGGCTGAGGCCCATAGCCAGAAGCTGGAGCAGACCCAGGAGATGCATAAAGCCAACCTAGAGGCCGCCAAGGCTCAGGCCAAGATTAAGCCTAAAGCGCCAGCAAAGGGCAAGTAGTGTGATAGTGTTTCATTGCTACTATCTAAAGGTAGTGTGGGTAGATAGGGCTAACTTTAATCCGAAATACATGAATGAGCTTCCACGGACACGAATTATTCTCTGTGACACCCCAAAGGTGGGTGGTTAGACGCTATTACGATGGGCGCGTAAATATCCTCGACAACCAAAGCAACCACGAAGGTATGAAGATGAGCAAACTCCAGGAAATCACCTCCTTTATGCGTGATGACGTTAATGATATGAATAAGCAGGCGGAAGAAGTTCATAAGATAGCAATGGAAGTGAAGGGCCATTTTGGCACGGTTATTGGCGCATGTCGGGACCAACTTACCCAGGCACAAAAGGACTTAATGGAATTACAGGCTGCCATGGGTTTGTCTTCAAATTTGCCCCCTACCTCATAGGTTTCCTAAACGGCTTGCTAGTGTTGGCTTTTCTGTTACTCTTCTTAGGACCTATTCCTAAGATACAGGATAGGTATAACCTGACGGAGGTGCCCGAAACACAGACTACTGTATCACCAAAGGAGGCGGTTCCTTTACCAAATAGAAAGGTGGTGATCCAGCAAGCGACTAATAATAAGAGGCCCCAGGCGAAACCGTCATCACCTGGGGTTATTATATTGTGTCTCCTGGAGAGAAGGTTTATATTCCCTACAAGAGTTACTTGTTTTCATGTAGGGAATACTCATGGTAAATCCATATCGCGCAGCCGGTAGGGCAGGAGCAAAACTCAAATTCAGAAAGATGCTTGGTACTGACAAGGGGGCCAAGCACCTTAATGACGATACCGTAGTCAATCCCAAAGCTAAGGTTACGAAGGGGGTTGATGACGTAAAGATTATGGGCGGTTCAGTGCCCAAGCGACTCGACCGAAAATCCGGTGGTCGGGTGAAACCCAACATCATCAACATTAATATCGGCAAGCAGGGGCAAGACCAGCCCCCGATTAACCCGTTGGCTGCGATGGCTGCTCTCAAGCCGCCAATGCCGCCACAGGGTCCGCCCCCGATGCCACCAGGGGGCATGAGACCTCCAATGCCAATGCCGCCTGGGGGGATGCCCATGGGTGGGGCGACCATGCCAGCCCCAGGTGCTGGTCTTCCTATGCCACGCAAGCGTGGTGGTCAGGTGAAGAAGCGCGATAGTGGCGGGTTCTTGCCCCCTGTGAATATAGGTACTGGCTCCAAGGGGGGCGCGGGCGCTCGTTACCAATCTTCCCTGGAAACAGGCTATCCAGCACCGCCCAAGAAGAAGGGTGGTAAAGTAGTTTGCAAGAAGTCTGGCGGTGGAATGACTGGTGGACCTATTGGAGGAATGTATGGTATTACTGCTCCCCCATCTTCTGGCGAGGGGAGGATTCAGCTCGGTAAGCTTCAGAGGAAGCAAAAAGGCAAGCAGAAGTTCGAGAAGCCAGGTAAATAGGGAGAAATATGATGGATTTCAGCAAAGTTGACTGGGCACATGTAGCAGTTGCTACTGCTGCTGGTGCAATCTTGCTCCCGGCAGCGGTTCCGTTGCTTGGAGTTGGCGGTCTCTTGACTGCGGCTGGTGTGATCCCGACTGCTGCTCTTGGTGCAGCCGTTGGTGGTCTCTCTAGCTTCCTTGGTCATACTACGAAGACTAGCTCGTAGTGGACCCTTTAATATCTCGCATCATTGCCGAGATAGAGAAGAGCGTTCAAGTCGAGACTGAAAATTTAGTCTTGACACCTAAGACCCTGGATGAATATCTACGTATAGTAGGTAAAGTCCAGGGTCTTCGTTTAGCCGTGGACATAATCCGTGAACAATATACGGAGTATGTGAGCAAATAATGGCACTTGTTGTTCCTAGTCAGACTATCAAGAAATTTTCACAAGCTCAGGGTAAAGAAGCTATTATTGAGGGGGTGGGGGACCTCAGCAACATTACAGTGATGCAGAACATGGTTCTGGTCGCTACCTATATCCGCCCTGACCAAACCTCCGGCGGCATTCATCTCCCCGATTCAGTCTTGGAAGAGGATATCTACCAGGGTAAGGTGGGCTTGGTCCTTAAGATGGGCCCAGCCGCCTTTGAGGACGGCGATGAGCCTAGATTCTATGGGCTTCGGGCCAATGTCCATGATTGGGTCGTGTATCGGGTAGGCGACTCTTGGGACCTTACCCTCCGACAGGTGCCATGTAGGCTAATCCGTGATGACAATATTCGATTGATAATCAGTGACCCGAAGGATGTGTTCTAATGGCCAAAGCAGCTAAGAAGGTTGACGATGAACCGAAAGAGATTGAAGAAACTCCAGATTTTGACGTCAAAATTGAAGGTGAAGAGACTCCACAAGGAGTGTCAGGAGCTAAGGAAGGCTCTACTGAGGGGGTGGGGGAGAAGCCGGTTGAGAGTGATTCTGGAGCTGATTCCCTACGAGAGCAAATTGCGGAGCTTAAGAAAGCTCAAGAGCTTGCCCAGCAAAAAGCCC